GGCCGAGGACGTTATGATTCGCAAGGCACAGAACATCACAAAGGCAAAGAAGATCGCGAAGGATTACAACCTCGGTTCTTGGTATGATTTAATCAACTTCTACAATACAAGCGCGAGCGCAAACTTTACAGAGCTAACAACTCAAGAACAGTTCAAGGCACAAGTTGAGGATCCGGAAAATAAGGAAATTGTTGAAGAGCCACTCATCACAAAAATCGGTATTGGAGGCGTTCAAGCCATCACAGAAATTATCACAAAACTCGGCGAGGGAATTATTTCCCCGGACCAAGCTATTACGATATTAACATCAGTGTTCGGCTTGTCTGAACAGCAAGCTAAGAAGATCGCAAATTCTAATGCCATTGCCTAAGCCAGAGCCGACCGAGGAACGCAACGAGTTTCTACAGCGTTGCATGATCGACGAGGTATCCGTCAATGACTTCCCGGACGAAAAGCAACGCATCGCTGTTTGCATCCGGCAGTGGGATCAAAGCACTGGGGAGGAATCGATGGCATTCGCAGAAAGCTACAACGATTACCCGGAGAGCGCCTCGAACAACGCTAAAAAGGTTCTTAGCTGGCGTGACGAGCATGGCGACGAGGTAAAAGGTATGACGGCAGTCGGGTGGACCCGGGCGAATCAACTCGCCAATCGCGAGAAGATCAGCCGGGAAACGATTGCACGAATGGCTTCATTTAAGCGGCACCAGAAGAACGCGGAGATTGACCCTAAGTTCAAGGGGACACCTTGGAAAGATGCGGGGTATGTCGCTTGGCTCGGATGGGGCGGCACATCAGGCGTCGAGTGGGCGATCCGCAAGCTCAAGCAAATTGACAAAACGGCAGCTAATAACATGGAGAAAAAATTCGCATTCGGGATTCAGGGTATCGACGAGAGCAAAGTCGACCGGGACGCAGGCACAATGATGGGCGTCTCGCTCATTTCAGTCGGACCGGCGCTAGGGCACGGGCTTTTCGTCGACGGAAAATCATTAGAGACCATCGAGGACGAGCTAGATGATGCAAAGCTTCCGGCATACATCACGCACCGGGGCGCTTTGTTTGAGGACCGGTTGACTCGTGAGGTCGGCATGTTCAGCAATTTCAGGATCGAAGGGGACAGACTACTCGGAGATTTCCAAGCATTTGATTCTTTCCGGGAGGATGACAGCCGCAAATACAATCGACTTTTCGAGATGGCTGAGAAGATGCCAGAGCGATTCGGCCTCAGCATCGTATTCTCGGCGACTAGCGCGTGGGCGACTCCAGACGGCGACATCCCTATGGGACGTTTTCCGAACAATGACAGCGACCGGCTATATGACGAAAACAATCCTCCAGAGGATGCGCTTTTTGAATTTCCATCTATACGCGTCGAGGAGGTATCCAGCGCGGACTTTGTAGACTCTCCGGCTGCCAACCAGCGCGGCCTTTTCTCAAAAATTGACAACCCAACTATCAGCAAGATGACAAAAGCAGAATTGACAGAAAAGAATGACGAGCTGGTCGCAGAAGCCGAAGCGCTTGAGGCCAAGATCGTAGAATTGCAAACTAAGCTCGAGGAACACTCAGAGGACGAGGCCAGCATGGAATCGCTCACAGAGGAAAACCAAAAGCTTAAAGAAGAGAATGAATCTCTCAAAGCCGAACTCGAAGACCTTAAAGGCAAAATGACCGAAGGCGAAGAGGAAATGAGCAAACTGAAGGAAGAGCTCGGATCCAGCCAAGCAAAAGCCGAAGAGGACGCAGGCGAGATCATGGCAAAAGAGGCACGCATCGCGGAGCTTTCCAAGCTTATCGAGGGCAGCGACCCGGTCCATTTTTCCGAAGGTGCAGCCGACTACACTCCAAGCAAGGTCAACCGCAACAAAGTAATCGCTGAATACGCGGCAGAGCATGGCATCAGCGAATTCACAGCTACTCTACGCCTCGGCAAGGAGAAGCCAGAAATTTTCACACTCTAATTTTAACCAATAACTATTATGGCATATACAACTACAGACGGTCTTAAAAAGACTTTTACCGCGACCGCAACGGTCGGCCAATATCGCGTCGTTTTCCTCAATGGAGGCGACGTTCAACACGGCGCTGACAGCTCCGGCGGCGTAGCAATCGGCGCAACAGATCGCGCCGCTGACGCAGGCAGCGACGTAACAGTGGTGCTTGCTAATGGAGGCGGCACCGCATCCATCGAAGCATCCGAAACAATCACCGCAGGCGACGCAGTTTATGCAGCAGCCGACGGCAAGATCGGTATCGCTGCAACTCTTACCGAGGATGTCTTGGTCGGCTATGCGCTTGAATCCGCAGTCGATGGCGACGTCATCGAGGTCCTCTTCGCTTAACACTTAACGACAAAATTATTATGGCTCTTTCAACTACAGCAGCATTCAATCCGATTCTTTCGGAGGCACTCAACCAGATCGGTGAGAACCAATTCGTTGGCACTCGCATCTTTCCAGTTCGCAATGTGTCCTCGAAAAACGGCGACTATCCAGTATTCGGGGCAAATCAGTTTGACCTGAACGCTTCGCAAACACGCTCTCCCGGCAGCGCATTCGCTCGCCGTGATTTCGATTATGACAAGCAAAGCTACGCTTGCCTACAATACGCACTCGAAGGCGTCCTTCCTGACGAAGACGAAGCCGAGGCGGCCGAGAACGGCATCAGCGACGCAGCCGCTGCAATCGCCCAAAAGCTCCAGCGTGATCTTATGGTCGGCCACGAGCTTCGCGTTGCAGCCGCTATCGCTAACGCATCCTTCACAACTGGCGACACAAGCGCAGCTATGAGCGACGCTGCTGCCGCCACTCCAATCAAGGACATCCAGAACGCAGTCGAGATTCTCAACGGCAACGGATTCTATGACAATCTTGCATTGATCATCGAGCTTTCCGTTTTCAATGAGATGATCAACACAGACGACGTTCGTTCGATCTTCAACGGCAACGGTCAATACACCGACCGTCAAGTGCTCCAAGCCGCTCTGGGCGTGAACGACATCATCATCTGCCCAACTCGCTACAACAGCGCAGCCAAGGGCAAGTCTGCCGTTCGCAGCAAGGTCTGGTCCACAAGCGAATACTACGTTGCACAAGTCGCCGGTGGCGAGTTCAGCAACGGCGGTATCGGCCGGACGCTGGCATTCCCTCAAGGTGGCGGCGTATTCACAGCGGAAACCTACCGCGATGAGCCGATCAAGAGCGATGTGCTCCGCGTCTACAACACCGTTGACGAAGTGATCATCAACACCAACGCCGGCATCCAGCTTTCTGCTGACTCCTAAGCATTAGCGTCAACCATTGTCCAAAAGCCGTCACTCGTAAGGGTGGCGGCTTTTTACATTCCAGGCATAAGTAGATGAGTATAATTTCAAGCAGCCTAATCAGCGACAATCTCAACTTTGCAGTGGCCAACATGCAGACGACATTGACGGCGGTCACGCCGACGAACAGCGAGACCTACATCGCAAACAAGCAGGACATGGAGGTCGCGTTCGATATATTTGAGGACGGCAGGGAAGTGACAATCGACACGCGATTCTATCTCAACAAAACGAGTTACACCGACCTGCCGACGAAAGGCATGATCTTGACAGATGGGACGCGGAACTACAAGGTGATGTCTACTCACAATGACTCAGCCAATGTCACACTCAGAATCGACTGCTCCGCACAATACCAACGAGGTTAATCTCGTTCTTTACTTAATCGGCTATGCGCCAGACGCTCACTATCTTGAGCGGCTGCTAAAAAGCATGAAGGGTGCAGTCGATCATCTGTGCTTTGTCAACACCGACGAGACCGACGACTGTCTGCGCGTGATCGAGTCAAGCGGGATCCCATTTGATTACGATGTCCACACCTTTCCGGAGCGCAGCCAGTTCGACTTCTCGCTAGTCAGGAACAAAGCTCGACTGATGGCAGAGCAGCGCGGCGAGTGGGTCATGTGGCTGGACTGCGATGATGAGATCGAGAGGCCGGATCGAATCAAGGATGCGATAGCAAAAATCGGCGGCGAGGCGTTCGCAATGCCATACAGGGTGACATCGGCAATCGGCAATTTAATCAAGATCAGGATCCACAAGCCGGGCGAGTGGCACTGGGTCAACCCGGTGCATGAGGAGTTGGTGCCGCAGGATAGGTCTGAGAAGAAGCGAAACGTCACGCTTTTTCGAGACATTGAAGTGCAGCATCTGCCAGATAAGGGCAAATCAAATCATGACTTCCACATCAGTCTGCTGAAGGAGTCGGCCAAGACGGCACCAGCTGACTATTGCTATTTGGCCAAGGAACATTTCAACAAGTGCGACTTCGAGGGTGCGGTGCCTTGGATCAAAAAAGCGCTGGCGATTCACGATGTGAGCATTGAGATTTACAATCTCTGGATCATGCTGGCGATTTCCAGCATCCATCTCGAAAAGGACGACGCAATGGTCGAGGCATTGCATGAAGCAATCAAGGAGCGACCGCACCGGCGCGAGGCATACTTCTACCTGAGCGAATACTACGGCAAGAAGGGCGGCAAGCTGATCGAGAAGGGTCTAGCATACATAAAGGCCTGCAACGCGCAGGAGGACAAGAGAGAGCCACTACAGCACGAAGCGATTTATCAAATAAATGGTTACAAGCTGCACGCTAAGTATTTGCAGACAATCCGGGATTATCAGGGAGCTATTGATATGGCGGCGAAAATCGAGCATCCGGACGAAGAGACGAGTGAGATCATCGAGGGGTGCCGATCAGCGATTGAACAAGTCGACAATAAGTGATGGCAGCACCAGACTTAGAAACCCTGCTCGACTTCGAGACGAACGTCGAGAGCGCAGCAAAAACTTTCCTTCAGACCGCGACCGGGCTGAGCGCATCAAACGCGTTCGCATCGCTCGATCAGGACAATCTGATCTTGCCCAGATTCTCGGTGATGTTTGAGATGGGCGAGGCACTGGATCCGACCGATCAAAAGACAACCGGGAGCGGTGAGCTTGAATATCGGAAATATACCGGGACTTTGAACATCCAGATTGTCACAGATGCCAGCATCGACGGCACGCAGACCAGCCACCGAAGCTACCGAGCGAAAGCGCGCAGCGCGATGCTATTGAACGCCGACAACTGGACTACCGGCGACGGCGAGGGCGGCACAATCCTTCCTTACTATGACGTGAACTACATGCGACCAACAGGCACGACATTCGAGCAGGATGGCGATCTGGCAATCTCGACATTGAGCTACTCAATCAATGTGGTGATCCGGTCCGACGCTTGGCCGACGTAAATTGACAATGCAGTCATGATTGAAACTTCAACCAACTTTCAATTATGGCAATCACTCAAGACGGATCACAGGCCTTTGGCCTTACTACACCAACGATCGGCGGCTTCGTCGTTGAATCGTTTTCACGCAGCTTTACATCGAATCGCGTCGATCTCGATAACGGCGACGGCGAGCCACTCGGAAGCACGACTGTCCCCGGACGCGTCGAGTTCTCTTCAACCGTTCAAGTTGGC